ATACAATGTATGGAATTTTGATTGTAACGGTTCAGAACTAAGAATTTTTAGGGGTGCCCAACATTTGCTAAAATATGTAGATATTATCTATACAGGTGTAAATTCCACAGAAATTTCAAAAAAAAACAATACAATGTCTGAAATAGACCAATTATTAAATAAACACGGATTAATACGTGTAGAAACTATTAAAAATGAGGACAATTGGTGTATGGCAATTTATGTGAGAATATAGGATTTTAGATTTTAAAAAGTATTTATTTGAATATCAAGCATATACTTTTATAAGGCTGTAGGATTATATAGATTTAATAAATTCCCATCCCATATCATCACAGATACATTGCCAGATTTTATCTTGCATATATAATTTCTCACGAGATTTGAGCAAGGGAAAGCATGGTAGGAAATCATCTAATTCAAGAAGTTGACAGAACTTGTATAAAACATATGAATATGATAAGAAATTGGAACGGCCTTTAGGACAATGCTTAATAAAGGATGGTTGTATTTCTCTAAACATAAAACGTAATTTATCTTCAACTTCTCTTGATAATACAGGCGCTTGAACACCATTCAGGCGGTTCATTATATGCGCCACGTGTTCGTAATATTTAGATAATTTAAGCTTCTTAAGAATTTCACGCAATTTAGATGGTTTCAATTTCATAGTATCCACAATTCGCTCTTTTCGTAATTCGGTTTGTATAAGCTCAAAAATTTCACTTGGAATTTCGGTGGTTTCTTTAGCTTGAAACTGTGCCAACCATTCGTTAAGATGGTTGATTTTCTTATATGCAAAATATGATATTTCACGTGGAGGGTCCTTGTACGATGGTTTTTCAGAATCTATTAGAATAAAATCTTGATAGCCACATTCAGAACAACCCAACATGGCCTCATTTTGTGAAAAATGCATTTCATTATCACAAACAGGACAACAACCGTAATCAGTTTCTATACCTGAACCAGGCATAATTCCAGATTTAATTGCACTAGGTTCAACAATAGATAAATATTTTTCTAGTGCCTTATCGCGTCGCATACCATCAATATCATTTATAATAATCGATGCCTTATTTGATATAGCATGTGCCTGTTTTTTACTGTTTTTGGATTTTTTTGATTTCTGTTCATCGTCACTAGACACTACAGGAGCTGTTTTAAAATAGGATAATACAGAGTTAGCAGGTGTTTTAAGTTTATTTGATTCACTATGAATTGAATTATCACCTGTTGCAATTCTTTGTTGTGTATCATAATGACCAAATAGGATATCGCCCACATTCAAATAATAGTTCATCATATCTTTCTGTGATTCAATATCAGCAATCTTATTTGTTAATTCTGTTTCCTTTTCAATTGATTCCTTATGTTCGTCTGTAAATCTAAGATGTTCAGGCCAATTAAATAATTTAGCTGATAATATTGAGAGCTCCTGTTTAAGTAGTGGTACTGATTCTTTTTGTTCTTTAAATTTACGTATTCTATCATTATGATATCCTTCAAGAGTTGTTAATTTGTCTTGTTGTATCTCATTCATATGTTCGTATTGTCCTGATAATGGGATAAGTATTTCATTCAATTTGAATGAAGACATACGTATATGTGTTTTCTCCCCGGTTTGGTTTAGGTGAGATACCCGGTATTTTCTAAAAAAATGCGTGCGGAAATCAAATCCCCCGGCAAATTTTTTTCTCCATGGGAGTTATAAACAGATACCATGGGTGGCGGCGGATTAATGCAACTTGTAGCTTACGGCGCGCAGGACATCTACTTAACTGGCAACCCCCAGATTACCTTCTTCAAGGTCGTCTACAGACGCCACACCAACTTCGCCATGGAGGCGATTGAGCAGACCTTCAACGGCTCTGCCAACTTCGGCAAGAAGGTAACATGCACTATCTCCCGTAACGGAGATTTAATCCACCGCATCTACCTCCAGGCCACACTCCCCGCTGTCACACTTCAGTCCAGCGACGGCTCAGGTGCCCAGTTCCGCTGGCTCAACTGGGTCGGTCACAACCTCATCGCCAACGTTGAGCTTGAGATCGGCGGCCAGAAGATTGACAAGCACTACGGTGACTGGCTCCAAATCTGGAATGAGCTCACCCAGGAGGCCGGTAAGCAGGCCGGCTACGCTGAGATGGTTGGCAATGTTCCCCAGCTCGTCAACCTCCTAACCCAGGGTGGCGAGGACTGCGACAACGCCTGCTACCGTGGCGAGCCCAACGCCTCATCAGAGGTCCTCAAGTGTGCCCCTGAGTACACACTCTATATCCCCCTCCAGTTCTGGTTCAACCGCAACCCTGGCCTTGCTCTTCCCCTCATCGCCCTCCAGTACCACGAGGTTAAGATCAACCTCCAGTTCCAGGAGCTCAACAACCTCTGCTGGGACATGACTGCCACCTCAGGCCACACTGTCCGCGACCGCGTCGCCCAGTCAGGCCTTGTCTCAGCGTCACTCTACGTAGATTACATCTACCTTGACACTGACGAGCGCCGCCGCTTCGCCCAGGTCTCACACGAGTACCTCATCGAGCAGCTCCAGTACACTGGTGGTGAGTCAGTCACCTCAGCCCAGAACAAGATCCGCTTGAACTTCAACCACCCTTGCAAGGAGCTTGTCTGGGTTGTCCAGCGTGATTCATTCGTCAGCTGCGACGACAACGTAGTTGGCCCCTGGAAGGGCCAGCAGCCCTTCAACTACTCTGACTGGTGGGACCGCGCCGTCCTTGAGTCAGGCTACTCAGTCACCCGTGTTGAGGGCCTTGCCGGCAACAACCCCGTCGTTGCCGCCATCGTTCAGCTCAACGGCCACGACAGATTCTCATACCGTGAGGGCCGCTACTTCAACTTGGTCCAGCCTTACCAGCACCACACCAACATCCCCGCTGTCGGCATCAATGTTTACTCATTTGCCCTCAAGCCCGAGGAGCACCAGCCCAGTGGCACATGCAACTTCTCACGCATTGACAATGCCACCCTTGTACTCACCCTCTCCAACAACACTGTCGGTGCCCTCTACAGTGCCCAGGTCCGTGTCTATGCGGTCAACTACAACGTCTTACGTATCATGAGTGGCATGGGCGGACTCGCATATTCAAATTAATTTGTATGGGCTTTCCCATATATTTTTATTTTGGTCAAAAAATAAAAAAGCATCTGAAAAAAAACAATCAAAAATTGAAGTTAATAATTATCTCACTGTTAGAATTTATTAAATGCTAACAACTTGTAAAGTAGAATTAGTAAAAGGACATTTATGTCAAATAGAGAAATCAAAATCAAATGAATATTGTCACAGACATCAACGTTATGATGAACAAGATAAGCTAGTAAATGAAGGAAAGAGACTTTGTGCAAACTTTATTTATGGTTGTAATACTATGTTAAAAACTAAGTTTACTAGATGTGAAGATTGTCTTAAAAAGCCGAATGAAAAATCAGTACCTTGTTCACATAAAGACTGTAAAAATAAAACATACGGTGAAAAGTACTGTGGAAAGCATTATAGAGATATCTACTTTGAAGAGCAAGAGGAAAAGGGCTTCAAGTACTGTAGTATTATTAGAGGATGTTTTAAAATATGTACAGATAAATATACAACTTGTGAAGATTGTAGAAAGGCGAAAGCACTACTAGAAAAAAAAGCAAGAAATGAAATAGTAGAAAAGAATGATATTTTAGAAAGAAGTGGAAATAAAGAGAAGATGTGTGTCAATTGCCTAAAGCTATACACCCCTTTTCTTACCCAACATAATAAACTTAGTAAAAAGTGCATTGACTGTAATAAATATGATGTTGAACAAGATGCCAAAAGACCAAATAGAATAAGAAATTATAGGGATGAGAATTATAAACATCCTAATACTCATTATAACTCTTATATAGATAGTGCTAAGGAAAGGAAGTATTCGTTTTCATTATCTTTTGAAGAATTCAAAGACCTAGTAATTAAACCATGTTATTATTGTGATTATGTAAAAGATGAGGAAGTTAACGGATTAGACAGAATTAACAACGATATAGGTTACGAAAAAGAAAATTGTGTTACATGTTGTGAAATATGTAATAGAATGAAACATTATTATCATCCATTATTCTTTATACAGGTTTGTAAAATAATTAGCAGTAAAATAAAACCATCGCGGGAGTATTTTAAACAATGGCCTGAATACTATGGTAGAACTTCTAATCATAACTTTACAAATTATAAGAAGACAACTGAATTGAAACGAAATATTAAAGTAAATATTAATCAGAGCGATTGGGATAATTTAACCTTAGGACCATGCTATCTTTGTGGATATCAAGATGCAAAAGGAATTGGGCTTGATAGAATTGACAATACCATAAGAGAATATTCACTTGAAAATATAAAACCATGTTGTGGAACATGTAACGATATAAAGAATGAACTATCTTTAGAAGTTCTATTAGAGAAAGCAAACTATATTTCTGAAAAATGGAAAGAAACATCAGTATTTGAAAATATACCAAAAATCAGAAATCCTATGAGGGAGGGTTCTAGGAAAAATGAAATAGTAGAAAATGAGCGTAGAATATGGAAATCAATAGGCGTTTATAAAGATATAAAAAGCAATACAAACGATTTTGTTGAATCGCAAGTAGATTTAGAGGAACAAGAGTATGAAGACTTGCTTCAGTTTATTCAAACACATGATAAAGAAGAATGTCTTAAATATATAAGTGTTCTATTAGATATTCTAAAAAAAAGAAGAAATAAATATGTAAAAAGGAAGATTAGTAAAAAATTACATGAGTAATAAAGCTGTTCTTATGATTTTGTTTTTAATGACGATACCAAGGCACGTTCAATACATTTAAATAAACCATTATATTTTAAAGCGTAATGTCCGTAAGTCATATCTATTGCTGTAACGTGAGTCCATTTATTTTTATCAATTGGTAATGCATCTAAATGAGGACCTTTATAATACCCACTGTCACTAGATAATATACTAATTTGCCATTCGACATCTCTTTCGGTAGAAGCACATATACCAGTAGGTATACACTCATAATTATCACCATCTTCATATTCAAAATAATGTTTAGTCAAATCTATGTACCGTCCCGCATAAGGATGCGTTATAAGTTTTATATTTTGATTCTCCTTTTTTAAGTTTTTACGAAATATGTTAAGAATATCTATTCTAATAAATGCATCACAATAGGCGCGTTCTGAATTAATCTCTAAAGTAACTCTAACACCATCATCATTTAGACATGATTTACCCTTTTCTTCCCCAAACATATAAATAGGGTCTTTTGTTTTACTATAACAGCCTTCTTGGGAATCAAAAGTTATAAATCCCAAATTATTTAGCTTAGAGATAAATTTTGCAGCTCTTGGTTTAAGACTAGATATATTGTTAGATTGAGCTATATAAGTAAATCTTAAGAATCCTCTAATTCTTATTTTATTATTTTGCCATACTTCTTTCTCTTCAGGAAACCGCTCAAGAAATAGGTGTGATTTGTTCATATAGTTTTAGATATGTCTAACGAAATTATATCAATTTTATAAATATTTATAAAATCTATCATTATCAATTAAATCAAAATTCGCTCAATATTAGACTTTGTAATACGTTTGTTTTTATTGTAAGCTTTGAAATATACATAGCAATTGGTTCAACCGACTTTGGTCTAGCGTTTGTAATAAATATAAGATTTTTATATTTAGACTGATGACGATTTTTAACTAAGAATTGTTAAAACAAAGACCTTAAGAAATAATATATCTAAGTAAATAGGTATGATTCATACTGAAATAGTAAAATCAGGAAAATATCAGTTCAAAATAACACGCAATATAGAGATTTATAGAGATGAAATATGGACACATACATATAAGGTTGGTGGCGATTATTCAGATTGTGTAAATATTTCGTATGTATATAAAAACAATAAGCCAGTAAGTGTAGTAATTCCGCATTTACTTTATGAACCCGAATGTGCTATAGGAACAAGTTTGGAAATGGGAGGAGGTACAGAAATTATGATTAAGACTGTAATAAGATATGCACATAATGATGTTAAAACATTACTCAATTTTGAGTTCCAAGATAGCAGTCATATAGATTGTGTCGATAAGGACTTAACATCAAAACTGCCTAGAAAAACTTTAAAGCCATTAAATCTAGCCTATTTTTATATAGCATATCATGGAATGACATGGTATGAGGCCAGATTTAATGCTGAAATGAAAGATAAAACTAAATATAAACTCTATAGAGAAAAATTATCATTTTTAGTTAACCCGGTTGTAAAACCAACATATGAAAAGTTTAGAAGTATAATAGGTTCTACAATAGGGTCGGTCGAGATTGATACATATTTGGAAAAAATATATAATAAAGCAACTACATACAGAGAATTCTTCGAATCTATACCAAAATCTAAGCGATGTGATTTATTATATCCCTGGTTAAATACCTTTATGGAACATCATATACGCGATGTTTATGATGTTAAGGATTGGGTCATTAATGTAAATACGATGGACATAAAAAAACCAATAGTTGGTGGTTCACTTAAGAAAGGAAAACAATACCGTATATACTCATATATTCAACGACATAACTTTTAATATATTAAAAATAAAAGAAGCCTAAATATAGAATACTCTTATTCTATTAATAATGAGCTATACTGAAATAGTTAAATCAGGAAAATATCATTTTAAAATAACACGTAACATAATTAAAAATAGAGAAGACATAATATTAGTGCATACCTATAAGGTTGGTGGGGATTATTCAGATTGTGTAAATATATCGTATTTTTATGATAATAATAAACCTTATAAGGTTGTAATACCACATTTGCTATATGAACCCGAATGTGCTATAGGTACAAGTTTGGAAATGGGAGGAGGTACAGAAATTATGATTAAAACTGCTATACGATATGCATATAATGATGTTAAAATATTACCTATTTTTGAGTTCCAAGATAGAAGTCATATAGATTGTGTCGATAAGGACTTAACATCAAAACCACCTAGAAAAACATTAAAGCCATTAAATTTGGCCTATTTTTATATAGCATATCATGGAATGACATGGTATGAAGCTAGATTTAATGCTGAAATGAAAGATAAAACTAAATATAAACTTTACAGAGAAAAATTATCATTTTTAGTTACCCCTTCTGTAAAACCCTCATTTGAAGATTTTAGAGTCATTATAAAATCATCCTTTGGTTCATTAGATAATGCTATATATATAGAAAAAATATATAATAAATCAAATACTTATAGGGAATTCTTTGAAGCCATTCCTAAATCGAAACGTTGCGACGTATTATATCCGTGGTTAAATACGTTTATGGAACACTATATAGGCGATGTGTATGATGTTAAGGGTTGGATAATTAATGTAAATACTATGGATACTAAAAAATCAATAGTGGGCGGCTCTCTTAAAAAAGGAAAACAATACCGTATTTTTTCTTATATAAAAATGCAGTGTTTTTAAATTATCACCGGTCTAAAATTAAAAATCCTTTTGGATAAGGCATATATGTTTAGGTCCTCGTGTCTATTTTTATCTAATGACATGAATGTTCTTGATTAAATATCATACAATATTTAACCAATTTACGATAAGTTTTTTACCATCTGAGCTCTTTTCTGGATGAAATTGTATAAATGTTGTATTACCATATTCGGCAATCATTGCTTCATCGTTATATGAAGCAAGCAGTTTCACGGGTGCTTTAATTGTTTTAGCGTCAAAATAGCACATATGATTACGTCTAACGACCATAGGATTTTTGATATTTTCAAAAAGTGGATTGTATAGCTTCGGTATATCTATGTGAATAATTTCTTTTTTATGTGTTGGTCGTTTCACAAGTTTAAGATTGAGTTGAATTAGAGAACTTTCCATAGAATAACATAGCATCATAAATCGTTTATTTTTCAGACTAAATAATTTATTAGGGACCTGTGGAGAATGTGTATCTAAGACGTCATGTGCGCTACCTGAAAATATCCAGTATTTAATTGGACTTGATATAATGCTTTTATAAACAACATCGGTAGTATTATGAAAACCATCAATGACGTAAGGCACGCATTTTAATACCAAAAGTGCATGAATAAGATAACGACAGCCGTAATTGGTACCATACATATTTACAACTCCAACCTGCATGATGTTACCCTGTTATACGTTTATATTTTTAATGTCGGACGACATTAAAAATATAACAATTTTATCTCTATGAAACGTTATCAACCCGTTTGACGGTACCTGGCTTTTATCTATTATGAATCTTCTA